AGACTAGGCTTAGCAACTCCACTTGCACCAATATCATGTCTAGAAAGTCTATTTTCTAATGAACGGTTTCTGTTGTTTATTTCAGTCCATTCTTTTTGTAGTTTTGCATTTTGCTTTTGCATAGATTCAAACGCCGCAGTCTGAGCCTTTAATGCTTGCTCGTTAGTTTCAACTGCTGATTCTAGTTTGGCATTATTTTCTGTAAGTATTTTTATTTTTTCTTGTGTGTCATTGTAGTACCAATAGGCACCTCCACCCATTGCTAACATTAAGACAAACATAACTAATGCTAATTTAGCACCCATACCGCCTACCCTAGTAACTTTCCCAATGTTTTAGGCCCAACAATACCATCAGCAACAAGTCCATTTGAACTTTGCCATTCTTTAACGATACGTGCAGTGCCTGGACCAAAGATTCCATCAGCAGGAGAAATGTCAAGTTTTTCTTGTACTTCTGCTACTAGTGGACCACGTGATCCTTGTCTAATTGTTTGATTATAATCTACTTCTGGCTCTTCAAAATCACCACCTAATACATCCATTGCATGTAGATAATGTTTTTTACGATCATCTAAACCAATTGTTCCGCCGTTAATACGTTTTGTTGCTCCTACAATATCCATTGCATCGCAATATTTGTTTAAGCCGTTTGTATCCCAAAACCAACATGCTGAGTCTAATGCACCTTTTTTTGTACGCACATAGTCTACTGCTTCTTCTGCTGACATGTCCATTTCTTTTGCGAATTTTGTATAGTTGTATCTACCGGTGAGTTGAAGAATGCCGCCACCACGGAATGTCCACCCGTCACCGGAATCTGTATCACCGTTGTCCATTCTGTTTGCATAAATGACATTTGCAATTTTTTCAGGTTGTCTATGATATTCGTTAGCATCTCTACCTGCCCTTCTAAAATATTTAGGAAATATAGTGTTTAGTGCTTTGGCGCTATAATTTAAGTTTTCACTTAGTACTCTAAAGCCGCCGGACTCGTGTCCACACTGTGCGATAAACATTGCTACACGTTCTGCTGTATTAACTTCCCATAATGGTAGTATTTCAAGCATTGCATCATACCAATCTCGCCAATCATCTCTATGGACTAACTCTTCAGCCATCCATGGTTCAAAATTAAATTTGAAATGTTCTTTAGCCATCTGTTTCTTCCTTAGTTAGGCACTTGTCACATATACAATGTTTACACACTTCTACAGAATAGGTTCTTCCGTCATAGTCTTGGTGTTGTCTATAAAAGGGAGTTCCGCAATGTGAACTGTGACCGCAATTTTGACAAGTGTTCATATAGATATTTAGTAAAGGCGTTTTAAAACTAATGCAGAATCGGCGTTCTCAAACATTAATTTATCACCATATTTTGTTATATTGTAATCACCTACATATTTGCACAAATATATTACTTCTGCAAAATCATTAACATTAATCTTTTCGTCGAGTCTTTCTAATACTTCCTCTTTTTTACCGAAGTCTTTGAATTCAAATACAAGAGGTTCTGCGTATGCTTTTTTGATACGTAATTTATCATCATGCATATCTAGTTCTTCTAAGTAACTATTATTGAAAAAGTTTTTGTAATTTTCTAAGTTACTTTCATTTACTTTTTGTTCATATGCTCTAGCATCTTGTGGAATAATACTATCTAATACTGCCTTTTCAACTGGCTTACTTCTAAAATTTTTATAATAACGAAACTTAAATTTATCTAAATCTGCAAGTTTACCAACTCCGTCTACAACTTCTAATATGTTATCAGAAATATGTCTATCACGCTCTATTTCAACAAATACTTTATATGTCCCATCACTTTGTTCACCTGCTGTTGCATCAGCATCTAATACAAAAGGATAACCTTTTTCAATAAAATTCATTAAATCATCTGCGGCATGTTTTTCTTTTACACTGAAACTTAAAGTTACAATATCTGCATCACTGCCCATTTTGCTTTTGAAACTATCAATTTCAAAAATATGGTCCACATTATCTTTGAGGTCACCTAATCTTAAACCCATTATACTGTTTCCTCTGGTGCTGGAGCCGCTGTTGCCGCTTCATCTGCAGGTTGCATTTCTTGTCCGGCTTGTGCGCCTGCATCTACTGCTGGTTCTGTATTGAAGTTTTGCATTTCTTGTTGCCCACTAAACATGTCAACAATTAATTTTTTAGGCATTTGAATTTTCACTACCCATACAGGTTTACGGTCTAATTTGCCTTTTTTTGTACCAGGACGAATATCGTCTGGTTTACGTATTTTTCTTGGCACAGTAATAGAATCTTTTTTGTAGAATACTTTACAATCGTAATCTAATAGTCTTTTACCACCCATTGGATCCGGCATCATTTTACGTGGCCACATAAATGCACAAGTTACCCAGTGTCTTTCTATTTCCGGCCCTGCTAATAATTCGCCGTCCTCCCAATTATCATAAACGTATATGTCTAATTCGTCTAATACACGTTCAAAATCTTTAAGGACTGCAAAGGCAGTATTGCTTTCATATATGCCTTCAATGTTTTTAACTAAATCGTATACATCTTCCATTTGTAAATCTTCCGTTATTACTATGTTATTTATCGTATTAAAATAGTTAAGTTATCTTATTGATCATGCATTTCTAAGGTAAATACTTTGTAGGGCAAGTGCGTTCTACGCAGACGACCCTACTCCATATCCAATAGGAGGACTTAATGGGAGCAAAAAGAAAGGCCGCAAGGCAAAAAACTTTCACCCACAGCAACGTGGTTGAACTTAATTCTTTTACAAAGAAAAAACAATCCGTAACAATACTTCCCCGCAATAGAAACCAAGAAAGATACGTGCTTAAACTGTTAGAGCCATCGAAAGACATAGTCTTTGGCATTGGCCCGGCAGGAACAGGTAAAACTCTGTTGGCAGTACAGGTAGCGGTTAAGTTATTTAAAGAAGGTAAAGTTGACAAAATAATAGTTACTAGACCAGCAGTGTCTGTTGACGAAGATTTAGGTCATTTACCAGGCACGCTAGAACAAAAAATGGCACCATGGACTAGACCTATCTTTGATGTGTTACGTGAATATTTTAATGCTCGCGAAATAGAAGGCATGATAGAAGAAGGTATTATTGAAATAGCACCTTTGGCTTATATGCGTGGCAGAACCTTTAAACATAGTTTTATACTTGCAGATGAAATGCAAAACGCAACACCAAACCAGATGAAGATGTTATTAACACGTTTAGGAGAAGGCTCAATGATGGCAGTTACAGGCGATCTACATCAGGCTGATCGTATTCGTGATAACGGATTAATTAATTTTACACAATTACTACGAAACAGCGATACGTCACACCTGGACATAGTCCAATTTGCAAAGGGAGATATAGAAAGACATGACGCAGTTAAAGAAGTTCTCGCGGTATATGGGGACGGATAAAGATTAAAACGAAAGGGGCTTTATGCCCCTTTCAATCCTTCAACTAATGGAAACACTTCAGCAATAACTTTAGCACAGGCGTGTGCAACTTCCATATGTTCTTTCTGTGTTCCATTTGCACTGCGTAATTCAATGTAGTGTACCCAACTACGTATGGTACCATTCATATATAATCTTGTTTTAGTAAGACCTTCTGGTAATACTTTACGTGCAACCTCTTTAGCAATACCATTGTTGATTGCCCAATCGTATGCTTTACCAGCAGTATAAATTACATCTTGTTGTTTTTCTTCCCATCCAACAATTAGTTCTGCCATACCTGGTTGCGACATATCAATTTCAATAGAGTTTTGTCTATTCTTTTTGTCTTGCAAACGTGCTTCGCTTGTAATAAAATATTCACCCATTTCGCCGGGTTCTGCATATCTTTGACTAAATTCTTGGAAAGCGAAACTTCTGTGTCTAACAATTTGATGTGCAATATCTCTTGTAGTTTCAATTTCAATTACTGCATTTACCATTTCTAAAGGAGACCAATGAGCATGTTTAATTAGGTATTTAATTAAACGTTCACTTGTTTCTGTATTAATTTGTGCGGCTGGGTTACTTACTTTGGCACAAAACGCAATTAGTTCCTGTAAATCGGTTAATCCTTCTGATTCAAACTCTGGGGTTGCTTTGCTATAACTTACTAGTCTAGCGGCCATGGTGCTTCTCCTTTTAACTCTTCTATACGTCTTTCAATAAAGCCTATTGCTGTATGTATATGTCCCGTATCATGTTCTCGTAATAATGTTTTGTAATATTCTATTTCTTCTTCAAGAACACTTATACGTACAATATCATTTAGTAATTTTTTGTTTTTAGTCGCCACGTCCTGGTTTCTCCGAAAAATGATTTTCATATTTGTCTGGCACATTATTCATTGCTTCTGCTTCTTCTGCTGTTGGTTTGTCGTCATGTATTGCTGTTACTACAGGCCAATCCATTTCTTGTGAATATTTTGTATTAATATTCATCCATTTAGCAAGTTCACTGCCTGCAAGTGCATTATCAGAAACAATAGCATCGGCTGGACATTCAGGTTCACATACTCCGCAGTCTATACACTCGTCTGGATTTATAACAAGCATATTTTCGCCTTCATAAAAGCAGTCAACAGGGCATACCTCAACGCAATCCATATGTTTGCATTTGATGCAGTTGTCAACTACTAGGTATGTCATATCATTTTGGAGCCTCAAACAGCCAAGTTGTAATTATATATTTATTAATAACTCCAATAGGAGGATTACCCCTATGTGTATGTGTCCAATCTGCAGGAAAAATTAACAGTCTACCTTCTTTTGGTTCTATACGTTTATTTTGATATAAAAATTCTGTTTCGCCTGCGTTAGGAATATCATTTAAATATAGTTGGCAAACTAATTTACGCTTTGCTCCTTCTGCTAAGCCTTCATAATGCCAACTATGAAATCCACCGCCTGGTTTAATTCTTTTCATCTTCAGTTCTTCACCGGCTAATTGTATTAGTCCAAGAATGCTAAACTTCTTTGTATATAACGGAATAACTTTTTCCCATAATATTTTAAAGAAATATTCAGCATAATATTTGTTCACATGTTGTATATTTTGAGGATCAAGGAATAAAAGCGAATCTTGATCTACACTATGACGCATTTCGTTTGATTCTTGTACTAATGGTAAATCTTTACTTGCTTCAAAAAATTTAATTAATT